GTCGGCAATCTCACTGGCCACGGCATCGGGGCTGTGCGCTCCAATCGCTACCGGAAATATTTCGAGGAACATGGTTACGTTTATTCGTTCCTCACTGTCCAACCGAAGACTATGTACGCCCAAGGTCTTCACCGTCACTGGAATCGTCGCATCAAGGAAGATTTCTTCCAGCGCGAACTTCAACACGTTGGTCAGCAGCCCGTCCTCAACAAGGAGCTGTACGCTGCCCACGCCTCGCCCGATGCCACCTTCGGATGGCAAGATCGCTACGACGAATATCGACGCACTGAATCCGGTATCGGCGGCGAATTTCGGTCAACTCTCGACTACTGGCACATGGCCCGATTGTTCGGGTCTTCCCCAGCTCTCAACGCGTCTTTCGTCGCGTCCAATCCTACAAAACGAATCAATCAGGTGACTACCGCTGACGTTTTGTGGATAATGGCCAATCACTCAATCCAAGCTCGTCGGATAGTTTCACCCGACGGCTCACCCGGAGGTCTCTAAAATGGAAAATCCCCATGACATCACTGTCCGGCTCGAATATCCGGACCCTACACCCGTCGTTCTGGACGTGGGCGACGAAATCGTCCCCAACACGCTCGACGGTCTAATGGCTCAGGCGCGGCACCGCGCTGCTCTCGCCGAGGCCAATCTCTACGAGGAAAGCTTCGAGGAAGCTGACGACTTCGACGTCCCCGACGACATTCCCGACTATGGAAACACCCGTTGGGAAATCGACGCTGACGCGTCCACCCTCACTGCCGATGAGCTATTCGTTCGGCTCTACGGAATCACCCGAGAAGATGCCATCTCTCGGCTAAAGGCTTTAAATCCTGTTAAACAGGACCTAACAGAAGCCAATTCCGGCTCTGATGCGGCGCAGCCGCATGTGGCGAAGCCCAAACCCCTCCCAGACGAGGGGAATTAGTACATATACTTGATATGTACTATGCTAACTGACACCAACTAGGGGAATTTATGGCAAAAGCAAAGCGTTCTAGTCGGCGTGACTCTCTCTTGATCACTAGCCCCCGGCTGTCGACTTCAAAGCCATATTCTCCCCCTCGTGTCAGTCCCCCTCTTAAGCGGACAACTTGGCATAGGGTTTCTGAACCCGCCCAAGATGCCCGCATCTGGCAACCCACCCCAAAGTCCAAACGGGCCGTAAAGACCCTTTCAGGCACTCCTGCTAGGGTGGTAGCTCCCCCCCCTTCAAAAGCTCGTCTAGCGCCCCATAGTGCGCCTTACACGCCTTTTGAATCTTCATACGTCCCTCACGTTCTTACGTTCGAGAAGCCTCGTAGCGTCACGCTTTGCGTGCGTCGCAAGGTTCGTCGTGAGGTAATCATGGCCACCGGGAACGGCGGCGCTCAGCGCAAAGGCCGTCGTACGCCCGAATCAAACATCAGGTGTAAATAAAATGGGTCTCTTTTCCTCAATCGGTTCGTTCTTCGGCCCCGTTGGTACTATCCTTGGCGGTGTCGGCGATGCCGTGCTAGGTCGTGATGAACAAGCTTCAGCAAACTATGACAACTACTCCGCCCAAAAAGAATTTGCTCAAAACGGTCTACAGTGGAAGGCCGCGGACGCTCGTTTGGCTGGTCTGCATCCTCTTGCTGCTCTCGGCGGGTCAGGAGCTGCTTTCTCCCCCTCCTTCTCAGCAGGGCAAATGCCCAACTTTGATACTGCTGGATTATTTGATGACATGGATTCCATGAGGGGCTCTGGTCAAAATACCGATCGGGCTCAACGCGCTACCATTTCGGACTACGATCGTGAAATGCAGGCCGCTACGCTTCGCAACCAGCAATTACAAAATGCCCTGATTGAAGGGCAACTTGCCGAAACATGGGGTCGTGTAATGGCTCAACCTTCAAACCCTCCCGGCCCGGGCCCACAGTCCGGGATTCGCGTACAACCCACCGGGCAGGTGAAACAAGGTGTGGTGCAACTCAAGCCGTCTCAATCCGAATCAACGCGTCTAGGTGATCGGGGTCTTGCCGCTGGCACATCTCCGCTGTTCCGTGAACAGCAAATCAGTAATAAATCCTCGTGGGACTTGCTCAGTCCCGAAGCCGGTGAACTATTTGAAGCCTATGGTGAGGTCGCCAAGCCATTTCTCGCTGCTGGCGCTCATGCCAAACGATGGTGGGATAACGGCGCTGGTGCTGCTGCACAAAAATGGTGGGATAACCGCCCCGCTGCGCGTAAGCCTAAAGGCACCCCTCAAAATCGCTGGAATTTGGGCAATTCCCTGCCCCCGCTAGGCCGCCGGCCGTGGTCTAAAAACTAGGAGTCTTTTATGCGTCGTCGTCGCTCATCTCGTCGTCGTGTTGTATCACGTCGTGTCTTTTCTTCCCGCCGGTCTCGCCGTTCTCCTTCGCGGCGAATCGGCTTCCGCATGTGATCTGCGAAAAACCTTGGAGAGAGGGCATCCTTCAGGGGTTCCCTTGCGGTCAATGCCATCCTTGTCGTTTCAACCGCCGGCGTCTGTGGACTCACCGGCTTCTTTTAGAAATGAGGTCTCATGAATTCAATACCTTCGTCACTCTCACATATGACGAGGCTCACCTACCGGAGGGGGGACATCTTGTTAAGCGTCACTACCAGCTGTTCCTCAAACGGTTGCGTAAAAGCTTGGCTCACAATCACCGATTCCTTCGGTACTTTCTGGTCGGGGAATATGGAACTGACAACGGACGACCCCACTATCACGCGTGCCTTTTTGGACTCTCTCATATCGAAGTCGATCTGGTTAGTGCAGCGTGGCCATACGGATTTGTCCGGCTTGATAAACTCGATGCAGGGCTGGCGCAATATGTCTGCAAGTACGTTGTCAAAGGCTACAAGGTCGGGAATCCTGAACTCGATGGGCGTCCGCCAGAATTCTCCCGCATGTCCACCGCACCTGGAATCGGATACCCCTATATCCGGGACCGACTTGGTTCGGCTCTCACCACAATGTCAGGACGACTTGCTCTCACAGCTCTCGGAGATGTCCCAACCCAGCTCAACACCCACGGCAAAAACCTGCCATTGGGGCGCTATCTGACTGCCAAACTTCGAGAAACATTAGGTCATGAACCCGGTGTACCGGCAGAGGTCCAAAAGGCCCGTCAGCTCGAAATGCTCACTCTGTACATGGATGCGGAAACTCCTCACCACTACTACGAGGCGCGTAAAGCCGAAAGGCTACAGAAGGTCCTTCAAATGAAGGGCAAAGCTCTTATTGAATCAACTCGGAAAATGCCAACACTATGAAACGCAATAAATTTTCACTCTCCCACTACAAACTCTTGTCAGCCGATATGGGTGAGCTCGTACCATGCGGTCTGACTGAGGTCCTTCCCGGAGATACCATCCAGCAAGCTACGTCGCTACTCGTTCGGGTGTCCCCGATGGTCGCTCCCGTCATGCACCCGGTTCATGTCAAGGTGCACCATTGGTATGTACCGCATCGGCTCGTCATGACTGACTTTGAAAACTTCATTACCGGAGGTCCGAATGGAACCGATGCGACCGTGTGGCCGACTATTTCTTCTGGTGGCGGCTTTGCTGTTGGGTCTCTGGCCGATTATCTTGGTTGCCCCACTGGTGTCGCGTCGTTGGCGGTCTCGGCTCTTCCGTTCCGCGGGTACTCGCTGATCTGGAACGAGTTTTATCGCGACCAAGATTTGCAAACGGCTCTCACTGTCTCGAAAGCTGCCGGGGCTGATACGACGACGAACGTCGCTCTTCAAAACACTTGCTGGGAAAAAGACTACTTCACTACCGCTCGTCCACAACCCCAGAAAGGCACTGCTGTCGGTATCCCTCTCGGCACTAATGCGCCTCTGAAAAACGTGTTCAACTCTGGCCCGATTGCCTCGGCTTCAATTTCCCGTGGCGCTCCCGTTGGCGATCAGGTCTACATCAATGGTCTCAATGCGGCTACTGGTGGTTTCTTTGCTGACTTGACCAGTGCTACTGCCGCCACCATTTCTCAACTTCGCGAAGCCTTTGCTATTCAAAAGTACAAGGAAAACCGGATGCGGTATGGCTCTCGCTACGTCGAGTACTTGGCGTCTGCCTTCGGCGTGAAATCGTCCGATGGGCGTCTGGATCGCCCCGAGTATCTGGCCGGAGGCAAGCAGGTCATTCAATTCTCCGAAGTCCTTCAAACCGGTGGTACATCTGCTGGCGCGCCCACTGGCGTCGGCAATCTCACTGGCCACGGCATCGGGGCTGTGCGCTCCAATCGCTACCGGAAATATTTCGAGGAACATGGTTACGTTTATTCGTTCCTCACTGTCCAACCGAAGACTATGTACGCCC